TTTTGGGGAGGTATAACCACCAGAAACGGAGCTGCTAAAGCAAAATTTATCTGGTCTCCCTCTTACAACTTTTCTGTACAGCACGAACCAAGAACAAATACAATAACTTTTGGGAATGGCTATCAACAAAGATTTAAAGACGGGATCTACAATAACCTGCTAAAATTTTCTTTGAAGTTCGAACATAGGGACGCGAAAGAAGCTAAAGCTATAAATCATTTTTTAAAAGCTCGAGACGGTGTTGAGTCTTTTGTTTTTGAAAACATTCCAGAGCCTCATAACGATTTGCAAAACGGGGGATATACAAAGATTTTTGTTTGTAAGAGCTGGACGAGCGAATTTGTTTTTTATAACAATTATACAATAACCGCAGAATTTGAAGAAGTTAACAATTAATGCCTAGTGACTATACTCAAATACCAAAAGACCAAGCTAAGTCTTCTATAAAATCTCTTGCTAGAGAACTTGGAAACCTAGATCCTTCTACTCTTTTGTCTTTTTTCGAGATAGACCTTTCTTCTGTAGTGGGCTCTATTAGTTCTAGTTTAATAAAAGATTACGCAGAAGTTAATCCTTCTCTGCCGAACTTTGAAGATTCAAAAGATAATATTTTAAGATTTCATAACAATATCAGAGTATTTAATTCTTATATATTTTGGCAAGGAAAAACTTTTTTTCCCGCTCCTATTCAAGCAGAAGGATATGAAATAAGTTCTAGAGGAATATTACCCACGCCTAGGCTAAGCATGTCGTCGCAAAGCGACCAAGAAACAGAAATCCTCTCTCTTATCAGAAGGGCTATAAGAAAATATGGAGATATAGTTGGAGCTAAAGTAACTAGAATTAGAACCTATGCAAAATTTTTAGATAAAAATAATTTTGCAGATATTGCTAAATATGACGGAACTGACGGAAGTTATCTTTCTGCTTTTCCTGAAGGATACGAGCCTGACCCTTACGCTGAACTTCCAAGAGACATATTCTTTATCGAAAGAAAAGCTTCTGAGTCAAAAACTGCTATAGTTTATGAGTTAAGCTCCTCTTTGGACGTCGAAGGAATCAAGCTGCCTAGGAGAACAGTTCAGTCTAAAAAGTGCGGATTTGCTTATAGAGGATGCGGGTGTTTTTACGAGTCAGCAGAAAATGCATTATTCGATTCCTCAACTCCAAATATCATGCCTAAGACTGTTCCTAATGAACCAGATCAGCCATTACCGGGGCCGGGCACTACAAGCAAACTTTTAGCCAAATGTCAAATAAGAGATTCGGAGCTTAGCCTACCTGAAGACGCTCCTCCTGTCGCCACTATTAAAAATGACAGCATTACAGAACTATTAAACAACCCTTTAAACGCTCAAGGAGAATGGAAGCGCGATAAAAGTTATAACGTAGGAGATTACGTTTTTAAAATAAAAGATAACATAAAATATTATTTTGTTT